TGAACCTCTGGCGATAGATGAACCTGCGGCAGCGGTTATCCCCCTTGCGCCCAGAATAGCAATATCTGACCTGATCACTAATGTGAAAAGCAAAAAGAAATTAAAAGAATATGACGAAAAGATTAATGATTTCACCAATGATCAGCAAAAAAGAATTTTTGCAAAGTATGACAGGCCAAGCGAGATCAGAAATAGAAAAGGTAAATATTTTTGTGGCTCTAAAATTCTAGACGCTGCGGTAACTGGCGAAGTATTAGAGCATGAATATGGACACCATTTTGATCATATGTTCGCAAGTAAAGCGTTCACGGGCCGCAATAAATGGTTCTACTCAACTCAAGACAAAGACTTTCAATTAGCATTTATTGAAGATAGCGCAGATTTAGGGCTTGGGGAGCGCGGAGTGGATCTGGATGGAGTTTTAGGCCACCGTTTAGCGGAAGGCTTTGACGAAAAATTACCAGCTTATAAAGAATTTTTGTTTAATAAAGTTCAAAAGATGAAAAAAAGAAGGGGTGGAACTTATCTAGTTACTACCGTCGAGGGGAAATTTGATGGCGCAACTGCAATTTCAGACATCATTGACGCTATGACTTCGGGATATTTCCAAGATAATCACTATGTTTTCGGTCATGGGGTTAAATATTTTAAAAGATACGGAAGCAAATACAGTGAAACCTTTGCGAATTTATTTGCCTTATACGGAAGGCCAGAAGCATGGAAAGAAGCGGAAAGGCTTTTCCCGAGAACCACAAAAAGATTTCAAGAGATAATGGATGAATTCGATGATCAGTGATGAGCAATATCAAATAAGGCTAAATTCTGCGATTGAGGATGAGGATTGGGTGTCTTTATATCGAGATCTTTTTGGCCCGCTGCCAGAAGGATTTGGTGAAGATTGGGGGTTTTTTCCAATCGAAAAAGTAGCTGACGCGGTAATTGATAGAAAGCCAATCAAGATAAAGGCACCATCTTTAAAAGATAGCGTGGTCCTTTGACATCAGGTCATCATTCAATGGTGGTTTAAATTACTTCTACAATATGATAGATTGCGAATAATGAAAACGTGAGGACGCTCACCATGCCGTTACCAAAGCCCAATAGTGGCGAAACAGAAAGAGACTTTATGGCTCGCTGCATGGGCGATGATAAAGTTGTTTCTGAATATCCAAGCAGAACCCAACGGGCAGCGGTTTGCTTGTCCAGTTATGGCAAGTCAGAACCAAAGGAAAATGAAATGAGTGATGATATTGAGTTCAAGGACGAAACTCTTGATGTAAAATTCGACATCAAGGCAATGGACAGAGATGAGGAAAAGGGCGAGTTCAGCGGTTACGGCTCTATCTTCGGCAACAAAGATCTTGGCAATGATGTTGTGGTCGAGGGCGCTTTTGCTAAGTCTATCGGGCGCAAGGGCGCAAAGGCCGTTAAAATGCTTTACCAGCATCGGGCTGACGAACCAATCGGGGTCTTTGATGAAATCATTGAGGATGAACGTGGCCTTAAAGTCAAAGGACGCTTGGCAATGGGAACTCAGCGTGGCCGCGAAGTTTATGAATTAATGAAGATGGGCGCGATTGATGGCTTGTCTATTGGCTATCGCGTCGATGCAAAGGGATACGACTACGATGACAAGCGCAAGCGCCGTTATCTCAAGTCAGTAGATCTTATGGAGATTTCTGCCGTAACCTTTCCTATGAACCCCAAAGCTAGGGTTTCAGCGGTAAAGACCGACAGAACAGTCCGCGAATGGGAAGAAGTCCTGCGGGATGCAGCGGAACTTTCCAGAAGCGAGGCGAAAGTTGCAGCTTCGGCTGTAGCAAAGGCACTGGAACAGCGGGATGCTGGCGCTCAGGAAATGCCTTCTGAACTGGTAAGCGAGTTAGACCGCTTAACCAATATCCTTAAATCCTAAACAGAAAGGTTGATTGTCATGGACGATAATCTCAAAACTTATCTGGAAGGACTGAACGGTGCTTTTGAGGAATTTAAAGCAACAAACGATCAGCGCCTTGCAGAAATCGAAAAGAAAGGTGAGGCTGATCCTTTAGTTGAAGCCAAGCTTTCAAAAATTGAAGCGGATCTTGACCGTTTTGAAAACGTAAACCAGAAACTTGTTCAGCAAGAAAAAGCTGCCGAGGGTTTCGCTGAGAAATTGGACAGCATTGAAACAATGCTCAAGCGTCCAAACTCAGGCGTTGAGGCTAAAGAGATTGATTTCTCAATGAAAGCTTGGGACAAATTCATGCGTAAAGGCCAAGAAGGCTTGGACGCTGATGAAACCAAAGCCTTGACCGTTGGAACAGCGGCAACTGCTGGTAACTTGGCTCCAGAAGAATATGTTGCAGAGATCATCAAGATTGTAACAGAAATTTCTCCTGTGCGCTCTGTTGCCCGTGTGCGTCAAACAAACTCGAAAGAGATTGAAATCCCACAAAAGACCGCGAACTTTGCAGCGGCTTGGACTGCGGAAACAGGCACACGTTCAGAAACCACTGGTTACACAACCGCTCTGAAAACCATTGCGACACACGAAGCTTATGCTTTGGTGGACATCTCAAGCCAGCTTCTTGAAGATGCCGCGTTCAATATGGAAGCGGAAATGAACACAGAGTTTGCAGAGCAATTCGCAAAAGCGGAAGGCGCGGCATTTATTTCTGGCAATGGCACAAACAAGCCAACAGGTATCACTAACGGTAACGTAGTTGCACACACCGCGACAGGTGCAGCATCAGCGGCTATCTCTACTGACAACCTGATGGACTTGGTTCACGGCTTGAAATCAGAGTATGCAGCGAATGCTACAATGATGTTCAACCGCGCAACTTTGGGCATTATCCGTAAGCTGAAAGATACAGCGGGCCAGTACATTTTCCAAACTGGTTTCTCTGGTCAATCTGGCGCTCCAAACACAATCATCGGCACTCCATATGTGGAAGCTCCTGATGTTGCGGATGCCGCTTCTGGCGCAAAATCTGTGATCATCGGTGATTTCCGCAGAGGTTACATGATTGTTGACCGCATTGCGCTGTCAGTATTGCGTGACCCATACAGCCAAGCTTCAACTGGCCTTGTGCGCTATATCGCTCGCAAGCGTGTTGGCGGCGAGGTTGTTCTTGCGGAAGCCATGCGCGTTCTGAAACACGCAACTTCATAAACATAACGGGGGGGGGCAGCTTTGCCCCTCCTATCCACAAGGGTTTGATATGAAAAAAGTTGTAATGACGCACAGCGTTGTGGGAGAAGCCAACGCAGACGGAACAAGCGCAAGGCGTTATTTGGTAGGGGAAGAATTACCCCTTGGGAAAACTTGGGAAAAAAAGATTGCAGCGGATATGATCGCAAGAGGCGCGGCAATGGAAATCCAAGGCAATGTTGAAGTTTCAGAGACAAAAAAGAAACCTCGCGCAAAAAAGAAAACAGATTGAAAAAAGGAATATAGGCTATGTCAGGTTTGGAAGAAGTCACAGGCCCAGCCGTTGAGCCTATAAGCCGAATTGAAGCAAGAGAGCATCTTCGCCTCGATGATGACGTTGATGATGCTCAAGTGAGAGCTTACACGTTAGCGGCGAGAATGTGGGCTGAAAATTACACAGGCCGCGCTTTCATAACAAGGACGGTTGCCCAATATCTTAATGGGTTTTCCCAGCTTGATACGCCTCTTTGGGAGGGGTGGAAAACAGGCCCAGATATTGTCAAATATGAAAACAATATTGAGCTTGCGCTGGCTCCTGTTGTTTCGGTTGCGAATATTAAATATTTCACAAAAGACGATACAGAGAACACTTGGGCAAGCTCAAACTATTATGTTGACAGCATAAGGGAACCAGCCAGAATAATTTTGAGAGACGGTGGAAATTATCCAACGAACCTTAGAGCCGCTAACGCTTTGAAAATAACTTTTGATGCGGGATATGGAACAACTCCTAACACTGTTCCAGAGCCGATCAGGGTGGCGATACTGCAATATATGGCTTTTATGTATGAACATCGGGGCGATTTTGAACAATCAACACCGCCAACGCCACCCGCTATTTTGACGCAACTTCTACAGCCTTATCAAATTATGCGGTTTTCGGGAACGCCTTATAAGGCTTTGCCAGTGGCAGGGATTGGGTAAATGAAGATTGGGGCAATGCGATATAGGGTGCAAATACAAAGCGCCACTAGGACATCTGATAGCGGCGGTGGCGGCTCTTTGGCTTGGGCCAAGGTTGCAGATGTATTCGCGGACATTCAGCCTCAGAATTCGAAAGACGGTGTTTTCGGAACTGAAAATCAAATCAGAGAAGTCACTCGATCCAAAATCTATATTCGTTATAGGAAAGATGTGTCTTTTAAGAATAGAATTGTTCAGACATATAGTCAGGATGGTGTTTCTGCCACCCGCACATTCAACATCAATGGTGTGGTTAATGTAGATAATCGTTTCCGCTTCTTGGAATTGACGTGTGAGGAGGGTGTTCCGACATGACAATAAGAACCAAGAAGATCAAGAAAAGCGCGACAGACGCGATTGTACGGAGCTACGAGAGCCAAGTTAAAAAGATCATTGCGTTTGCGGGGCAAGAGATCAGAAACATTGCTGTTCAGAGTATTCATCAGGCAAGTCCAGCGGGAAATACCTACGAAAAATATTCTCCGCGCAGAACCCACACTGCGGCTCGAACAGGAAACCCTCCGAATACTGATACGGGGTATTTAGCAAATAATATCCATATGGTTTTTACTGCTAATAGATTAGGGGTAGAGGTTGAGAGCCGCGCCCAATATTCTGCGTATTTAGAATTGGGATGGACAACCCCAACAGGGCAATTTGTGCAATTTCCATTTCTCGTGCCAGCCACGGAAGAAGTGCGCCCCAAGGTTCGAAAGCTTATGCGGACATTAAAAGCAAAGGGTGGAATTAAATAATGGCACTTCACTCTTGGGAACTTCAAAAGGCAATTTACGCTCATATGAATGGAAGCGTTACGGGTATCGGAGGGAGCGGAACCGAAAGTCTTGAATATGCGGTCACTGTTCAAAGCGGTGTTTTTTATATTGATGGAGCGCAAACCCCAACATTGACGCTCAAGCGCGGCTCTACTTACAAATTCAAGCAAGATGATGCCAGCAATGGTTCCCACCCCTTTTATTTTAGCACTACAAGTGATGGAACGCACGGGGGCGGCTCGCAATATACAAACGGCGTCACGCATTATGGAACGGCTGGTTCTGCGGGTTCTTATAGCTTGATCACGGTCGCAGCAAACGCGCCCGATACCCTATATTATTATTGTGCCAATCATAGCGGCATGGGAGGGCAGCTTACCATCACAGCGGCCCCGACAACTGTGAATGTTCCAATTTATGATGACGTTCCAGAAGAAACAGTTTATCCGTACATAATTCTCGGTGAAGAAACAGCCGCGAATAATGGAAGCAAAACGCTAGATGGCGTGGAGCATACACTTACCATTCACGCATGGTCGCAGTATCGTGGGCGCAGGGAAATAAAAGAGATTATGCAATCAGTCTATTCTTTGCTCCATAACTCTGCTATAACGGTAAGTGGAGCCTCTTTGGTGAACTTGCGGCAAGAGTTCGCAACAACACTAACAGAGAACGATGGAATAACGCGGCATGGGATCATAAGATTTCGCGCCGTTGTGTTTGATAGCTAAGGAGTAAAAACATGGCGGCTCAAAAAGGTTCAGCCCTACTACTAAAAATCGGTGCAAGCGCGGCGGCAGCAGCGGCATCCGATACTTACACTACAATCGGAGGTTTGCGTTCAACCTCCATCAGTCTAAACCAAGAGACGGTGGACGTCACTACAAAAGACAGCGCAAATGCTAGAGAATTACTAGCGGATGCTGGCGTAGAAACCGTTGCGATTTCTGGTTCTGGTGTTTTCACTGATGCAACGTCAGAGCAAACTTTACAGACCTCTTTTGGCGGGGCAAATATCCCAAACTTTGAAATCGTTATTCCTGATCTTGGAACGTATCAAGGTAAATTCCAAATCACGACCTTGGAATATGCTGGGGAATATAATGGAGAAGTTACATATTCGATCACGCTGGAAAGCTCTGGCGCTGTAGCGTTCTCATAAAAGAGGTGTTTAATGGGCTGGCAAAATATCACTGTAAAGGTCGGTGAAGATACCTTTGCCGCCCATCGCAAAGAAAACACTTTTACAATTCCATGCGTTTCGGAAATAGCCGCTGGCGATATATTTTCCTGTGATGGAATAGATTACAAAGCCTCGTCCCTTATTGATTGGCTTAATCGGGGCGAGGTTTTTCATATTGAAGCCACGGAGGTCAAGAATGACAAACCCAAAACGCGGAGAACTGCAATTAAATCTGGGAAGCCAGAAGTTTCAGTGCAAAATCAATATGGACGTGATGATGCGGATTGAAACCAACATTGGTGGATCTCTTTTAAAATTAGCTAATAACATGCAATCCGCAGATATAAGCGCCTCTCAGATGGTCGCTGTATTAACGCCCGTTATTCGATCAAGCGGAAAAGACGTTAAAGACGCGGATGTTAAGAAAATCATTTGGGAAGCGGGTGTCGCAGATGGTTTGAAAGCTGTTGCAGAAGTTATTGCGTTTATTGTGAGTGGCGGTGAGGAAATGGCGGGAAACGAACAGGAGGCGGAAGCACAAGCCTAGATGATGACTTGCCTTGGAACGATTGGATGAAATTGGCCCTTGGCAAAATGCGGATGACACCAGATGAATTTTGGAATTGTTCTTTCGTTGAATTTATCGCGGCTTGTGACGGTTTTATAGAGTTTAATTCTGATGGCAAACCGCCGCCATTATCGAGGAATGAACTAGAGGAATTGATGGAGTTGCACCCAGACTAATGGCTACTACAGTTGATGAAATCCTAGTTCGAATTGAAGCGGATATGTCCGATCTTCGTCGTGAGATCAATAAGGCAACCCGTCACGCTGATCAAAGCGCAAACAAGATGGCCTCAAGCTTCAAGAAGGTCGGGGCCGCTATCGCAGCAATAGGAGGCGCGGCGGCTCTTATTGGCTTCACGAAGGGCGTGATTGC